GAAGCCACCAACCGCGGCCAAGCCGACGACGCCTGCGTGTTCCTCCTCGGCGTCATTCAGCGCGACCTCGCCGACGCCACCATCCCGTCCTGGAACGCCACACAAACCAGCCCCACCCCAGTACTGAACCGCCTCGACCAGGCCGCCCAACTCGCCCACGCCCGCAACCTCTAGGAGCCCGCTGTGAGCATTCGCCGCGAAACCGCCGCCGACGACCGCGACCGCGCCAGAGGACTCATGGCCGCACTCGGCGCATCGATGGACCCCGACCGGCCCGTCGACCGGTTCGAAGAAGTCGTGGGTCAAGCCCTCTACGCCAATCAATCCGCCAACCCGCCCGCCGGCCACAACTATCCGAAGAGGGGCTGACCATGCTGATCCCCATCCCTGCCAGCACCGCCGACCATGAGGGCACCAACACCACCGTCACCCTCGCCCTGCTCGTTGCCGCCCAGTGCCCCCACGGACACAACATCGCCTACACCGTGCCCGACGTCGAAGACCTCACCTACTACAGCAACAAGGCGGCCCGCTGGGCGCGCGAGCACGCCGACCAGTGCGACGGCAAGCCCGCAGGCGCCAAGGCGGCGTGACCATGACTGAACCCGTCTGGTGGCCGCAGGTGCTGGACGCGACGTCGACCCGTCGTCAGGCGGCGGGCATGCTCCTCGCCCACGCCACCCCCACCGTCCACGACGGCACGCTGTGGCTGGAGTTCGCCCGGGCCGATATCGCCGCGGCGTGGGAGGAGAGCGGGGCGCAGGCCGCGCTCGCAGCGGCGATGAAGCACTGCGGAGTGGCCCTGGCCGTCGAGCTCAACACGGCTATTTCTCGATCTACTTGCAAAACCCTCTGACCTGCTGTAACACTGAGTGCAGGCAGATCCTCTATGCCTCAGAAGCCACGTGAGCCCCCGTCGTCTCGGCGGGGGTTTTTGCATGTCAGGGGGTGTCATGACGAGCCTTCACGACCTCTATCCGCGCGATCTGCTCGACAACAAGCAGGCCGCCGAATACGCAGGGGTCGCCCCCTCGACCATCCGGCAGTGGGTGCACCGCGGCCTCCTCGAACCCGCCATGCGCGGCGAGGGTAGAGGCGCGCCCACCCTCTACAACCGGCCCGACCTCGACGAGGTGAAGCGGATCCTCGCCGAACGTGAAGCCGCCCGAGCCGCCTGATCGTCCCGTCGTTCGTGCCGGTCCCGCGGACGGCGGGGCCCCAATTCGTCCGGGAGGTTTCCAGTGGCCCTGCCTCCCGGACTCTCCACCGTCACGGTCACCGGCACCTACAAGCACCCCGACGGCACGCCGTACAGCGGTCGGATCGTCTTCCAGCCGGAGCCGGGCACTCTCACCTCCGCGGCTCACGACACGCTGATCGTGGGCGATGCCGAGGTCGTCCTCGACAACAACGGCGCGTTCAGCATCGCCCTGCTGGCCACGGATGATCCGGATGTGACGCCGGTCGGCTGGACGTACCGGGTGACCGAGCGCTGGTATGACGCCCCGGGCCGCTCCTACCCGCTGTCCCTGCCGGCCGCCACGCCGAGCGTGGACCTGGCCGATGTCGCGCCGACCGCCCCCGCCGAGGGCGAGTACCTCGTCGTCACCGGGCCGGAAGGACCCGAGGGGCCTGCTGGACCGGCCGGGCCCGCGGGCGAGCAGGGGGCCATCGGACCCGCCGGACCGGAAGGTCCCCAGGGCCCGAAGGGCGACCCGGGCGATCCGGCAACGAACCTGGTCCAGTCGGTCAACGGCGAGCAGGGTGCGGTGACGCTCAGCGCCGCGGATGTCGGGGCCGACCCGGCCGGGACAGCTACGACCGCCGTATCCGTGCACGTGGCCGCGTCCGATCCGCACGGCGACCGTTCCTGGGCCGACAGTAAGTTCGCGTTGGGCAGCACGGTCGCGGCGATCGACGGCTATCTCAACGACGCCCTCAACCGGGTGTCCGCGATCGAACTCGGTACGGCCTGGCTGTCCGGTCTGAACGTGTCGGGCAATGCCCAGGTGTCCGGTCGGCTGACGGCCGGCGGGTTCACAATGCCGATGCTGCCGCGCGCGACCCGGGCCCCGCGATACCGCGAGGCGACGTGGCGGCAGATCTTCGCGTCAGGGCACGGCTGGGCGGCGTCCGGCTCGGGTGTCGGCTCCTCGAACGTCAACGACACGGCGACGTTCATCCGGGGCTCGCAGTCGTTCCAGATGGTCACGACCGGCACCGGGGCGGTCGCGAACATCCGCCGCTACGGCGCGACCGCGTTCGACCTGACCGGTAAGGCGATCCGGCTCGTCTTCCGTGTCGCGGACGTGAGCCGCATCAACCAGATCAACTTCCTGGTCGGCACATCGTCGCTCACCAACTCCTACAGCTGGCGCGTGTTCACGCACGCCACGACGGCACAGAACCAAGTGCAGTCGGGGGAGTGGGTGACCGTCACCCTCCAGTGGTCTGGCGTCCGCTCACCCACCGGGACGTTCACCGTCGGATCCACGGGCATCCCGTCGACGACGAGCGGCCTCACCGACATGGCGTTCCAGGTCGTCGACAAGGGCGGCAGCGCCCCGGCCACCGTGAACCTACAGAGTGTCGAGATCATCGACGGCACCGTGGCCACCTTCCCCAACGGGGCCGTGTCGATCACGTTCGACGACTGCTACTCGTCGCAGTACGCCCTCGCCCGGCCCAAGATGGACGCGCTCGGCTACCGCGGCACGATCTACACGATCGCCGACGTCGTCGACACCAGCGGCACCTACCTCACCACCGCCAACCTGCGGGCCATGCAGGACGCCGGCTGGGATATCGCCGGGCACGCCTACACGGTGGCCGCGCACAACGCCAAGTACACGACGCTGAGCACGGCGGCCGTGCTCGATGAGCTGCGGAACCTGCGCGCGTGGATGGTCGCCCGCGGCTTCCCGTCCGAGCACTATGCGTATCCGGGCGGCTGGTTCGGGCCCACGACGGACGGCGATCCGATCGACCAACTGGTGGCCCAGTACTTCTCGACGGGGCGCGGCATCAGCTCGGCCGACAACGCCAGCGAGACGCACCCCCTGGGCAGGCGTTCCGGATGCGGTCCATCTCCGGCATCGGCTCCGTGGCCGGCGGGGCAAGTCCCGCCAATCCGACGACCATGCTCGCAGCGGGCGGAGCGCTCGACCGGACCGCGTCGACCGGGGCATGGACGGTCTTGACCTTCCACGAGATCGTCAGCGGCACTGCGGCCACGACGAACCAGTGCAGCGTCACGGACTTCAACTCGATCATGGACGGGATCGCGGCCCGCGGCATCAAAGTCCTCCCGGTCTCCGACATCTACCGCTACGACTGACAGGGCGTTCCACGAAACCGCTGCCCCTTCGAATGTCGTCCGCCACTCTGGGAACCGTGGTCAGAACCGCGACGACAGGAGCAGGCGTGTTCGGAAGCAGGAAGACCGACGAGGAGAAGGCGGCAGCCAAGCGGCAGAGGCAGATCACCGCAACAGCCGCTGCGGCAGGACTCACCGTCATAGGCGGACAGTTCAGGGCGCCCAACCAAGACCCTGTGCCTGTCGAGGGCGCGCGCATCACCATCGAGCGCGGGGACGAAGCAGGGAAGCGCGTCACTACTACCCGGGTACTGCTCACCGGGCTGTTCGCGCTGGCGCTGAAGAAGGACATGAACCAGCTGTTCATCACCATCGAGAACGGCGACAAGGTCATGCTCTGCCCCGTGCCGGCCAAGAAGGAAGGCCAGGCGCGCATCCTCGCCACCATGGTCAACGGGGGAGCCACCGGGGTCGACAAGGGCGACTAAGCAACAGGCCTGCTGTCAGTGCTGGTTGGCATAATTTCGAGAGAAATGCCCCGGCGGGTGCGGTAACACCCCCGGGGCGTGGCCAACCTGATGAAGGCAGGTCGACATGATCGAGGCTACACGTGCGTGCCGGCGGTGCGGCGGAGACCTCTCCGGACTACGGGCGGATGCCGTTTGGTGTTCGTCATGCCCCAAGAGGGTGCCCCAGCGGCTTGATCCACGCAGCTGCACCTTGTGCGGAACTATGTTCCAACCGAAGCGGAAAGACGCAGTTTGCTGCTCTACGACTTGCCGCGACCGACGGCTCAACCGCAAGTATGCTGCGGCCAAGCGAGGCGCGCCGACACTCAGGATCTGCCCAGCGTGCAAGTGTGACTTTCTTCCTGGGCGTTCCGACCAGGTCTATTGCTCGGCTACTTGCGGCGCCCGCGCCCGCTATAAGCCCCCAGTGCGGGCTGACCGCCCTTGCGTGTACTGCGGGCAGATCTTCACGCCAGCTTGGAAGACGTCCGTCGTCTGCTCCAAGGTCTGCAGTCGACGAGTCTCCTACGCTCGATACCGCGAAGAACGAATTGCCAAGGCGGTCGCGTGGGCGAAAGCAAACCGAGACGCACGGGCGGCAATCACCAACCAGTACAAGGCGCAACGCCGGCTTCTTGAGAAGCAGGCTGAAGGGAGTACTGGCGTCTCCTCGAAGGAGTGGGTGCGGATGCTGCGGCGCTACAGGCATCGCTGCGCCTACTGCGGGTCGGACGGCCCGATCCACATGGAGCATGTCATCCCAGTTTCGCGAGGCGGGCGCCATGCGATCGGCAATGTCTTGCCGGCCTGCGAGACGTGCAATCTCAGCAAGCAGTCCTGCCTGGTGGCAGAGTGGAAGCTGCGCAAGATCCGGTTGGCAAGGCTGAGGGCGACCATGGAGGCGCAGGCTGATGGGCAGCGGGTGGATAGGGAGCAGCAGGCGCTCCGAGCTGCCTGACGACTGGTACACGCACGTCAGGCCGATGATCCTCGAACGGGACGGGTACCGATGTCAGACGTGCGGACGGCCTGCCACGGACGTCGACCACATCGGCGACAAGCACGATCACCGGCCGGCCAATCTGCAGGCTCTGTGCGGATGGTGCCATCGGCGGAAGACGTCGCGGCAGGGCAACCAGTCGCCGAACCGGATCAAGGTGACCGAGGCTCGGCCGGGGGAGCGGCATCCGGGGTTGACGTGATCGGCCCGGATCTGCGTGGATCCCCTTGGCGGTTCTGGATCATGCACCCCTGGCCACCCCTCCCCCTCCCCGGGCCCTGGAAGCCCGGGGAGGTGCTGTGGCTGCCGGTGGCTACGGGTCTGGGGGATTCGCCCCTGCTGACCCATGGGCGGCTGCGTGATGGCCTGCGGTGCGTCGGCCGGCCTGCCGAGGGGGCCGATCCGGCAGGCGCCCACTCAGCGCTCCGGGCCTTCACCGATTGCTCGTAACGGTCTCATATCCGCAGGTCAGGGCCTAGATTGCCGTTACATCACCCGGTAGACTTGGGGCATGAACACGCGACGTTGCGAGCACTGCCGGGAGCACCTGGGGGCTCGGCATGCGCACAACGCCCGCTACTGCTCGGGACGTTGCCGGACCGCGGCTTGCCGTCGGCGCCGCACTGTCCCGTCTGAGCTGACGAGCCGGCCGCGGTGGATCCGCCGGACCGAGCGGAAGGTTCCGGTGACGGTCTCGGGTGATCCGGCGAGCAGCACGGCTCCTGAGACCTGGTCGTCGCACCGTGCAGCTGCGGCGAGCAGCGCTGGTGCCGGGTTGGGCTTCGTTCTCAACGGTGATGGCGTCGCCTGCGTGGACCTGGATCACTGCTTGGTGGACGGCGAGCTGGCCGGCTGGGCGCGGCGGCTGGTTGATCTGGCTCCGGGCTGCTGGGTTGAGCGTTCGGTGTCCGGCGATGGTTTGCATGTCTGGGGCTTCGGCCGCCTGGAGCGCGGCCGGCGGCTGTCGGTGGAGGGCGGCTCGGTCGAGCTGTACGCCGATGGCAGGTACATCGCGGTCACTGGCGACACGTGGGGCGACACGCCTCCTCGCTTGGGTGACCTGAGTGGATTGATCGACGCCTTGCTGTAGCTGCCCGACACGGGTCGCTGCGGCGCACCCGACACGGGAGGTATGGGCATGGCTGGAGTAGGTCCGCCACCGAAGGATCCGAGCAAGCGAGCTCGGACGAACAAGGACCCTGTGGCGCAGACGATCCTGCGGTTTGAGAAGGCGGAGGCGCCCGACCTGCCGGACTTTCGGATCAAGAACGACGAGGGTCGGTCGGTGAAGTTTCGCTGGCCGCCGCGGACGGCGGAGTGGTGGGCGAAGTGGAAGGCGTCCCCGCAGGCCGAGCATTTCTCCAGCACGGACTGGGAGGAGCTGCTCACGACGGCACTCGTGCATGCGCGGGTGTGGTCGGGCGATCTGTCTGCTGCTCCGGAGCTGCGGCTGAGGGTGGCGAAGTTCGGCGCCACGATGGAAGACCGCGCGAGGCTTCGCATGCAGTTCGCTGCGGCGGATGAGGCGGACTCCAAGAGGCCCGAGCCTGGGGCGAGCGCGCGGGCGCGGTATGGCGATCTGCGTGTGCTGCGGGGCGGCGAGAGCAAGAAGGCGGCCGGGGAGACCTGATGCCGTGGCGCGGCCCGCAGTATGAGGGCGAGCTGCCGACGCTGGGCTACTTGGTCCTGGACTGGATCCTGGAGATGCTCGCCGCTCCGGACCGACCGGAGTACGAGCCGTTCGTTCCGACCAGGGAGCAGGCCGAGTTCATCCTGCGCTTCTACGAGCTGCACCCTGGCACGGGGAAGCGGCGCATCCGCCGAGGCGTGCTGTCCAGGCCGCGCGGATGGGGCAAGTCGCCGCTGCTGGCGGCGATTGCGTGCGCGGAGGCGCTGGGCCCGGTCGTCCCGGCCGGCTGGGACGCGAACGGCGAACCGGTCGGCATGGGTTGGGAGCGGATTCGCACGCCGCTGGTGCAGGTGGCGGCGGTGTCTGAGGACCAGACCCAGAACACGTGGGCGCCTCTGCTGGAGATGCTCCGTCTGGGCCCGGTGATCGATGAGTATCCGGGGCTTGAGCCTCTGGACACGTTCGTGAACCTGCCGCGCGGAAAGATCGATCAGGTCACTTCGTCGGCGACGAGCCGTAAGGGCAACAAGGCCCTGTTCGCGGTTCTGGACCAGACGGAGGAGTGGACGCCGAGCAACGGCGGTAAGCGGCTCGCCCAGGTCATGCGCTCGAATGCCGCGAAGATCGGCGGCACGACACTGGAGTCGCCGAACGCCTACATCCCCGGCATGGGGTCGGTGGCCGAGGAGACGGCCGCGTTCGCCAAGGCGATAGCGGAGGGCCGAACGCGCGAGGACGGCCTGCTGTGGGATCACCGGGAGGCGCCACCCGAGACTGACCCAACAAACCGCGAGTCGCTGGTGGCTGGCCTGCGCTACGCCTACGGCGACAGCTCGGATCACGAAGGCGGATGCGTACTGCATTCGCCGCCGTGCCCCCCGGGCTGGTCGCCGATCGACAGGCTGGTGGGCGACTTCTGGGATACGTCGAACGATCCGCAGGTGATGCGGTCGGACTTCCTGAACCAGATCACCCACGCCTCCGACTCGTGGTTGTCGCAGCCGGAGTGGGCCGGGTGCTCGGATGCGTCGAGGATCGTCGCCGATGGCGAGACCATCGTGCTGGGCTTTGACGGTTCGCGTGCACGAGCTCGCGGCGTCACCGACGCTACGGCCCTGGTCGGCTGCCGGGTTTCCGACGGGCATCTGTTCCTTATGGGTTGCTGGGAGCAGCCGGAAGGGCCGGCAGGACAGGACTGGCGGGTGCCGGTGCTGGAGGTCCTGGCCACGGTGGAGGAGGCCTTCACCCGCTACCGCGTGGTGGGCATGTACGCAGACCCGGCGAAGTGGGAGGGACACGTCGCCGACTGGGAGGCGCGCTGGGGCGCGAGCCTGCAGGTGAAGGCGACCCGTGACCATCCGATCGAATGGTGGATGACGGGCGGCCGGTCCAATCTGATCGTTCGCGCTCTGGAGAAGTTCCATTCCGCAGTCCTCGACAAGGAGCTGACGCACGACGGCTCCAGTGTTCTGGCCCGGCACGTGCTGAATGCCCGCCGACGTAAGGGCCGGTCCGGTGTCCAGATCATGAAGGAGCATCCGGACTCTGCACGGAAGATCGACGCAGCGGTGGCGAGTGTCTTGGCATGGCAGGCCCGGCTGGACGCGGTGGCAAAGGGCCTGGCCGAAGAGGAAGAGCCGATGGGCGGCTTCACGTTCTGACGAGATGCGGGGGTGACTTCGTGCTGGATGACACCCCGGGCACGCCGGACTGGTGGCTGCTCAGGCTTGGCCGCAGGATGCGGGACCGGCAGAAGGATCTGGACCGCTGGTGGGACTACTACAGCGGGAAGCATCCGCTTCCGTCCCTGCCGAAGAACGCTGCAGCGGCGTTCCTCGACTTCCAGCGCAAGAGCCGGACCAACTTCTGCCGGCCGGTGGCGGATGCGCCGGTGCACAGGTTGCAGGTTCTGGGTGTAACCGATGCACAGGGCAAGGCGGACGATGACGCGCTGCGCTGGTGGCAAGCGAACAAGCTGGACTCGCGGCAGAAGCTGCTCTATCGGACGGTGATGGCGCAGGCTCAGGCCTACGTCATCGTCGGCCCCCATCCGTCGCGCACCGAGCCGGACAGTGAGACTCCATCCCCGTTGATCACGGCGGAGCATCCGCGGCAGGTCATTGTGGAGACGGATCCCGCTACGGGGGAGCGGTCCGCCGCCCTGAAGGCCTGGTGGGACGACATCCACCGGGTCGGCCGGGCCACGGTGTACCTACCTGGCGGGCTGCAGCGGTACAGGACGCCGCAGCGGCGCGGGCCGGGGCAGTTGCCGTGGGGGCAGGAGTCCTGGGAGCTGGACGGTGAGTTCGAGGAGCACGACCTGGGCGCTGTTCCGGTGGTGCCGTTCGAGTGCCGTCCCGATCTGATGGAAGATCCCGTACCTGAGTTCGCCGGCGTGCTCGACATCCAGGACCGTATCAACCTGGGCGTCCTCAACCGGATGACCGCGGCCCGCTACTCGGCGTTCCGGCAGAAGTTCATCACGGGGCACAAGTTCCGCAAGCGGGTAGACCCGGCTACCGGCCTGGAGACGATCGAGCAGCCGTTCGTCCCGTCGCCATCGGCGATCTGGGCTTCGGAGGGCGAGAACGCGAAGTTCGGGCAGCTGGATGCCACGGACTTGAGCGGCTTTCTGAAGGAGCACGAGTCCGACGTGCGCGACATGCTCGTCCTCTCGCACACCCCGGCCTACTACTTCGCTTCCGACCTGGTGAACATCTCCGCGGACACGGTGAATGCGCTGGACGTCAACCACCTGGCCAAGGTGGGTGAGCATCAAGCTTCGCTCGGTGAGTCGTGGGAGGACGTCCTCGCGCTGTGCGCTCGGCAGGCCGGCGTCGACCGCGACTACTCGCAGGCCGAGGTGCGGTGGGCGGATCCGCGGCGCCTCAACCCGAGCGTCATCGCGGACGCGGCGACGAAGAAGCACAGCGTCGGCTACCCCCTGGCGATCCTCGCCGAGGACATGGGCGAGTCGCCGCAACGGGTACGCCGCATCACTTCGGAGGCCGCAGGCGCCGCCTTGCTGGCCGCCACCGCGATCCCCGCGGCGGTTCCCGCTCGGACGCCGACCTCGCCGCAGTCTGAGCGGACCGGGCTGTGAGCGAAGCGACCCAGGCGGCGCTCGACGCCCGGTACACGTCGGTGACGGTGGCGCTGCGGCAGCGCCTGATTGCCCTGGTGCTCCAGATGTTCGGCGCCAGCGGCAGCTACCGGGACGAGGATGCAGACGCTTTCGTCGAGCAGATCCTTCCGATCGTGCAGGGTGCTCAGCAGCAGATGGGCGCCCTTACCGACGCTTACCTCTCGGGGATGGTTGCCGACATGTTCGGCGGCGCAGCAGCGGCACGCGGGGTGCAGATCCCGCAAGCGATTCGGGGCGTCCCGCCCGAAGAGGTGTACCGGCGGCCGTTCGTGACCATCTGGACGGCCCTGTCGGAAGGCAAGTCGATGACGGAGGCTGTCCGGCAAGGGCAGACCCGCCTCACCTCGATCACGGGGACGGACCTGCAGCTGGTGCGGACAGAGGCGACACGCCAAGTCCTTGCCGGTGACAGCCGGGTGCAGTTCTACCGCAGGGTGTTGCGCGGCTCCTACAACTGCGCCATGTGCGTGATCGCCAGCACGCAGCGGTACCGCAAGGAACGGCTGATGCCGATCCATCCGGGCTGCGACTGCGGCACACGTCCGCTGCCCGCGGGGGAAGACACAAGCCAAGTGATCGACCCCGACCTGCTCGAGGCCGCGCATGACGCGGTCCAGACCGGCACCGGGAAGATCGACCGAGGCGGCCGGCTCCCGGACTACCGGGACATCATCATCGACCGCCAGCATGGCGAACTCGGGCCCCTCATGGCCGTGAAACGCCAGGACTTCACCGGGCCGAAGGACATTCCCGGCCGGTGACCAGCGCCGCCGACACGGCAGCGCCATCTCACACATCAGCCCGACACGGGAGTACTACGCATGCGCGCACGCCCTTTCGCACGGCGCCGGACGCTCGACCTCACATCCGGCTGGTCCCACCTCTACCCAACCCACGCCTTCTCGCCGGTCTTCTACGCCGACGGCGGCGACACGGGATCCGGCTCCGGTGACACGGCCGGCGGTGACAAGCCCGACACGGGCGACACCTCGACGGAGTCCGGGGCGGACAACGAGCAGGACACCACCGACTGGAAGGCCGAGGCCGAGAAGTACCGGGCCCTGCAGAAGAAGTGGGAGGCCAGGGCAAAGGAGAACTCGAGCGCCGCCAAGGAGCGCGACGAGCTTCGCAAGCAGTCCATGACCGACCAGGAGAAGGCGGTCGAGGAGGCATCCGCGAAGGCGCGCGCCGAGGAGCGGGTTCGTCTCGCCGGGAAGCTCGCCAGGCAGGGGTTCCTCGCGTCCGCAGCTGGGCGCATTCCGCACGCCGCCTCCGTCGCCGACGACCTGAACCTCGCCCGCTTCGTCAGCGAGGACGGCGAGATCGACGAAGCCGGTCTGGCCGAGCTCGTCGACCGGCTCGCACCGCCGAAGGTCGAGAAGGAGCCCAACACGGAGGAGTCCAAGCCGAAGGCCCGCAGCTTCGACCAGGGTCCGCGCGGAAGCGGATCCGGCAAGGACTCCTCGCTGCAGGCCGGGCGGGAGCTGTACGCGCAGCGCAAGACCAAGACCAGCATCACGTAACTCCCAGACGGGACTGGAGCATGAATCTCACACAGACCACCGAGTCGTTCGGACAGGACGACCAGTCGTGGCTGGCGTCCGCCCACGGAACCAGCAACGCCCGGACGATCACCCTGGACACGTCCACGTTCACCTCGGGCACTCACTACCCCAACGGATACTTTCCCTCCGGCCTGCCGCTCGGGAAGATCACCGCGACGGGCAAGTACGGGCCCTACAACGACGCCGCCTCCGACGGAACCGAGGTCCTCGCCGGGTTCCTCATGACGGCGATCGACGCGCCGAGCGTCAACACCATCGACCCGCAGGGCGCCCTGCTGTGGCACGGCGCGGTCATCGAGGCCAAGCTGCCGGTCGCCGTCAACGCCAACGGCAAGGCGGACGTCGCCGGCCGTCTCACGTTCTTCTAGGAAGGGGTGACCCAGGATGCTGATCAACACTGACTACGTCACCCCGGCGGAGCTGTCCGGCTACGTGCGTGCGGCGCTCGGGGACATGCAGCAGAACCGGTTCCGGCTGGCCGCATGGCTGCCGAACCGCACCATCGACGACCTGCAGTACAGGTTCGTCCGCGGCGGCGCGGAGGGGCTGGCCGAGGCCGCCTCCTTCCGGGCCTACGACACGGAATCGCCCATCGGCTCCCGTCCCGGGATCGCCCGCGTGACGGGGGAACTTCCCCCGGTTTCGCGGAAGATCCGCATGGGGGAGTACGACCGGCTGCGGCAGCGGAAGCTGACCGGCCGGGTGCGCACGCAGATCCTCTCGGACGCCGAGCGGATGACCCGTTCGGTGGCGGCCCGCATCGAGCTGGCCCGCGGCGAGGCCCTCTACAAGGGCAAGATCGACCTGGCGGAGAACGGCATCGTCGCCTCCGTCGACTTCGGCCGGTCCGCCTCGCACACCGTGAACGCCGCCACGGCGTGGACGGACACCGCGAACGCCACCCCGCTCACCGACCTGATCGCCTGGAAGCAGACCTACCAGGCGACCAACGGTGTCGCGCCGGGAGCGATCCTGCTGTCGTCGGCCGTGACCGGGCTGCTGCTGCGCAACGAGGAGATCCGGCAGCTGCTGTCCAACGCCAACGGCGTGCCGAACCTGGTGTCGAATGCGCAGCTGCAGGCGGTGTTCCAGGCGCACGGGCTCCCGCAGTTCGAGGAGTACGACGCCCAGGTCAAGGTCAACGGCTCCAGCCAGTACATCATCCCCCGGGACAAGGTGCTGCTGCTGCCGGCCGCGGGCGACGCCAACGACGCGGAGTCCTCGGAGATGGGCGCCACCCTGTGGGGCACCACCGCCGAGTCCCTGGAGCCGGAGTTCGGCCTGGAGGAGGGTGAGGAGCCTGGCATCGTGGCGGGCTCGTACTCCACGAAGGACCCGGTGGCTCTGTGGACGAAGGCCGCCGCGGTGTCGCTGCCGATCCTCGCCAACCCGGACCTGAGCTTCGCCGCCGACATCGGGACGATCTCGTGACGGCCCGCTCGGCGGTGCACGTCCACGTCGTCAGCAAGGACGGCACCAAGCGGCAGTGGCTGGCGCCGGGCGACGAAGTGCCGTCCTGGGCCAGTCTGGACGAGCGGAACCTGCAGCAGACCGAGGAGGGGGCCTCTGCTCGGCAGTCGTCCCCTGGCTCGGCCGAGGTGCCGGAGCCGTCACGTTCGGGCCGTGGATCCGGCGCGGAGGCGTGGCGGGCCTTCGCCGAGAGCCGCGGTGTCGCCGTCGGGGCGGACATGAGCCGCGACGACATCATCGCCGCCTGCGAGCGCGCCGGCGTCGTCTCCGCGGAGGGCTGAGCGGTGGCGGCCTATGCGACGGTCGCCGACTACGAGGCCCGTGCTGCCGTCACCCTGGTTGAGCCGCAGCGCAGCCAGGTGGAGGCACTGCTGGACGACATCGCCGCGCTGATCCGCACCAGCATCCCGTCCGGGACCGTTCCGGACCCGGACGTTGCGCGGGCAGTCAGCGTGGCGGTGGCGCGCCGCACGATGGCCAACCCCGGCGGGTACCGGCAGCGAACCGTTGGTCAGTACTCGGAGACGCTGGGCGAGACCGGCGGCATGTATCTGACGGATGCCGAACTGGAGGCGTTGACCGCCAATGACGGCGGCAGTAGCGGTGATGCCGCATACTCCGTGGGCCTTCGCGACCCTGGCCCGGCGTGGATCCCGCACGACGCGGCATGCTGGCCGCCGCCCTGGTAGATGAAGGGCGGAGAGCAGTGTTTCACCAGACGATCGTGCGGGTGCGGGCCGGAATCAGGACCGACCGGGGCGGCAACACGGTCCCCGACTGGACCGAGAACAAGGTCTCCCGGCTCCCTGTGACCCAGGTCAGCGTGCAGCCAGCCACGCAGGCCGAGGACAACGACGCCACCCGCTCACAGGTGATCACGGGCTGGCAGGTCATCTCGGCCCCGGGCATGGATGCCGATATCCAGGCGAAGGACCGCATCGAATGGGGCGGCATGACCCTGGAAGTGATCGGCGAGGTGGGCCGCTACTCGGACTTCGGTGACGGATCCACGCATCACATCGAGTTCGTGATGCGTCGGGCGACCGGGTAGGGAGCGACCATGGCTGACGTCGAGTTCAGGCTCGATCGGTCCGGCATTCGAGAGCTCTTGAGGAGCGATCCTGTGCGGGAACTCGTAGACGCCAAGGCCGGGGAGATTGCTGCCGCAGTGCGGACGCAGATCCCAGGTGATGTCGAGGTGCGCGTCGACTCCTACACGACAGACCGTGCCGCAGCCTCGGTGATCATTGCCGATGTGCGGGGCATGGCCTGGCAGGCGCGTGACGGTGTGCTGACCAGGGCCGCGGGCTCTATCGGCCTGGAAGTGCGGGCGTGGCAGCGGTGAAGCCGCTGGTGGTGTTCGGGGACGTGCAGTCCGCAGGTGCGGAGGTGCTGCGAACGGCGCTGGCTGGACGAGCGGAGCCGTTCGCAAGCGGGGCCAAGGTCGGCACGAGGGTGCCTGCCATCCGCTCTCCTGAGGACAGCCAACTGCCGTTCGTGCTGGTCCGCAAGGACACCGACGTGCCGCACCCGTCCATGGCGAATGCCCGGTGCACGCTGCGGTGCACCGTGTGGCATCAGGACGCGGATCAGGCACACGATCTCGCAATGCTGTGCCAGGGCCTGTGGCTGGTGCACTCAGGACCAGTCATCCGCGGCTTCCGACCCGGAACAGGTCCACTGCCCGCAACGGACGACGAGTCCGGTGTTGATCTGTCGACATTCACGGCGATCGCCAACGTGAAACCGCAGCCGCTCACCACCTGACCGCCGCTGCCGAACCGCGACGACTACCCCTGTACTTGAGATGAGGAGGACGCCGTGGCCGGCGACCCGCTGAAGGCAAATCTGTGGACGGACGCGGACGTCTACATCTCCACCAACTTGTCCGCGACCCTGCCCGCGAACGCGAACACTGCGTTCGGCTCCGACTGGGACCTCGTCGGCCTTCTCGACGGCGACGAGGGATTCCCGGAGGAGCGCGACGAGGACACCGACGACAAATTCGCCTGGGGCGGCATCCTCGTCAGGACGAGCCGCAACCACTTCAAGCTCACCAAGAGCTTCACGGCGCTGGAGGACAACGACACCACCTACAGCCTGCTGTGGCCGGGCTCGTCGGCGACGCAGATCGTCGTGCCCCGCCCGGCGAAGGTCCTGGTTGCGTTCGAGACCCGCGAGGGCGACAAGGTCCGCCGCCTGATCTCCGCGAACTACGCCGAGGTGTCCCTCGACGGCGACCACGGCGAGAACGAGGCGGACCTCGAGTCCATGACGTTCACCGCCACGATCTACCCCACCGGTGGGGGAGTGCTGTTCAACCGGCAGACCACCCCGACCCTGGCAAGCCTGTCGGTGACCCCGTCGACGCTGACCCTGGCGGACGGCGAGATCGGCGCGCTGACCGCGACCGCCACCTACGACGACGCCACGACGGCCGACGTCACGGCACAGGCGAACTGGGTGTCCTCCGCGCCG